CTTCACCGCTGCTGGTACCGAACGCCCACGCCAACGCTCCGAGGCCAAGCACCGCGGTCCCCAGCAACCCAAGAAGAAGGTTCATACCACCACTCATGAGGGTTATGAGGACCGTCATGGTGATCATAAGACCTATGACGATCTTCATGACCGGGATCAAACGCTTCAGCGCCGCCGCCCAATCGGCTGCTCCGGCAGCACCCTCCTCCAACGGATTGAGCGTCCCGTTCAGTGCTTCGAAGAACAGGCGGATATTATCAATGCCCTTCCTGAAGGCCTTTGCGAGAGCGCCCTGAGAAATGATGAACTCTTGGAACGCGGACTTCAGTCGAAGAATCGAACCGCGTAGTGTGTCGTTGATTCGATCGGCGAATGCCTGCGCGATACCCTCAGACTTAGAGACCTCCTCATTCAGCTCCCTGAAGTTGCTGAGAAGGTTCGAGAGCACGAGGGCGGCGGGGCCACCACGAAGTCCGAAGGCTTCGAATGCTTCGGACGCACCGAAACCGTTCTTGTTGAGGTCTTGGAAGATCTCGTCGAGGCTGCGGAGCCGTGGATCGAGATCCTTGACATTCAACCCAAGGCGACCGAACGCATTACGCGCGGCCTTCGTCGGGTTCAGCAATCCAACCAGCACACGTCGAAGACCAGTACCAGCGAGCGTTCCCTTGAGACCGGCATCGGACAGAGTACCCAGCGCGGCGGACACAGTCTCGATGTCTTGATTCGCGGCCCGCGCGGCAGGGGCAACGAACTTCAAGGCCTCGCCCAACGCCTCGATCGTAGTATTCGATCCCTGCGTGGTGGCGGTGAGGATGTCCGCGACACGACTCGCCTCACTGGCTTCGAGGTTGAAGCCGCGGATCGTGTTCGCAGTAATAGTCGTTGCAGTACCGAGGTCGGTGGTCGCAGCAATCGCGAGGTTCAGTGTGCCTGGGATCGAAGCAATCGCTTCCTGTGCGGAGAAGCCTGCCTGGGCGAGCAGTCGCAAGCCGTTACTGACTTGACCCGCGGTGAACGGAGTGGTGCCACCGAGACGACGGGCGACACTTTCGAGCGCCCTGAACTGCTCCTGTGTCTCCTTCCCAAGTTGACCAGAGATCGCAGACAGCCGGGCCATCTGGAACTCGAACTCCTTGGCGACGTTGATTGCCTCCGTGAGCCCGACAGCGAACCCGATCGCCCCCAGTGCGGCACCCAGTCGGAGCGCGCCGGTACGCATGCGGGAGAACGCAGAGCGGGCTTCACGAGAGAGGCGCACCATGGACTTGCCAGCAGCACGAGCCTTGAGACCCAGGCGGGTCATCGCACTGGCAGCTTGCTTGCCTTCCTTCTCCAGTTTCTTCGCTGCAGCCGCTGCCTTGTTGATTTCCTTGGCAGCTTTCGCCATCGCAGCTTGATTCGTGGTTTGGAATTTGAGGGCGAAGACCAGTTCGCGTTTGTTCATCTGGCTGGCCCTCCCCTCTTAGGAGGTAGTTTCGGGGCTGCAGCCGCTGCCCTTCGACGCCGCTCCTCGGCTGCCTTGTGGTAATCCTGGGCGTCAGTGTGCGCCATGCCCACTACCTGCAAGGCTTCGGTCAGCTTAGCAGGCTGATCAAACCACGTCCCTTCCTCCGTCAACATCCCCTTCTCCATGTAGGAACTGGACATGAAGATGGCGTTGTACCACTGAGGGTCTTCGAGGAAGGGGCGGCGCGGGCATCGGTATACCTGTTCATCATCGATGATGACCGGGTACGAAGTGTCCGTGTCACAGCCCCACTGAGCCTTCAATGGGGCCGTGCACAGATGGCACTCACGCTCGGGCAGCAGGTACACCGCCAGCGTCACCCTTCGGAGTTTTTTACCTCTTTCTCCGACAGCGAGTTGACCTTCGTCAGCTCCTCACTGAGTTCGCGGATCACGTCTGCGTGGAGAAGATCCATCGACTCTTCGGACACCACCTTGTAGGTGCGCCCGGCGAGCTGCCTCTCGACATGGGTGATCACCAGATCGTTGCCATCTTCGTCCTTGAAGTTCGCCCAGGCATTGAGACCGAAGCGTGTGGTTTCGTACGCTGCAGCGTTCGGGCTGAAGTCCGCGACCACCTTGTCTTCGTTGTCGGGGTCGGGGCGGAACTTCGTCGCCTGATCGCGCAGGAATACCTGCACGCGGGCGGTGAGAGTTCCGAGGGTGAAGATCGTCTCGTCGTCGGTCCCCTTGCCGGGGTCCATGGATACGACGAAGTCTCGTGTTGCATCGGCACGTAGTCCTACCAAGCTCATGGCGAAAACCTCCTGTTCGCGGTTGAGAGCAGGGATCCACCTTCGCACGGGAACACTGGGCGCGCAAGGCCTAAACAGGAGCGCCAGGAGTGCGCTGTGAGAGACGATGTGGCTGAACCGGGAGCGTAGGTGCGGAGCGGCCGAGAACTACTCACACAGCCGATCGTATGGGTTTGAGATTCTCAGGGATGCACATGTGTGCACATAGCAAACAACCCGCCCCGGGATTGTCCCAGGACGGGTCGTCGGTGAATCCCCTGCCGTGAAGCTAAGAGAAAGTGATCCGCAGCTCGTCGTCGCCAGTGGACCCCTTGTCGGTGTCCGTTGCCAGCCGCATCGACACGTCGTAGGCACGGATGTCGTTTCGGTTCGCGTAGGCGAGAGTCGTGTACTGCGCGAAGGGTGCCCAGAAGGTCACCACGTTGCCCGGCACGGTGCCGACTCGCACGGAGAAGGACACCTTGGCCGCACTGGAGAGGTTGCCCCAGAAGGGGTGCGTCGCTTCCAGCTCGGTCTCGGGGTTGAACTGCGCCGTCGGAGACCGGCCGGTGATGATCGCGCCACCCACCGATTCGTTCTCGTTGATGCAGTCGCGGATGACCACGTTGTTCCCGATGTCGATCGAGAACGACTGAGCGCAGAGGTCGTAGTCCACGTCGTCCTCACCGCCCGCGGCGACGAGGTTGGCGAGTTCCACCTGGGCCGGGATGGTCGTCTCGAAGACGGCACCAGCCGGGAGCGCCGCGTCCGTCGGATCGACGTAGTCACCCGTGAAGGTGAAGTTCATGATCGCGAAGTTGCCCGCTTCACCCTCGACTGTGAACGTACCGCGAGCACCAGTCATGATGTGCAGGAGCCCGTCGAAGTACACGTAGAGCGTGGCGCTCTCGAAGCCGGTGCTGACCGGCGTGTACGAGGTGCCCGGAGCCGTCAGGTTCAGGATGAGCTGGTCGCCTGTGATCAGCGTGCCCGTCGTGGTCACCGTGATCTGCGGCGTGCCGTCCCCCGCCCCACCAAGATCGATCGTGCCCGAATCGGTGACGGTCTGGGTCAGCTCGGAGATCGCAGCCTGATCACCGACCGCCGGAGCGGTGACATCAACCACGGCAACGGCGGTCACGCCGCCCGTAGTCACGTCGATCTGCAGCACGCGCGGGAGCGTTCCAGTGTACGCAGCGGTCTTGGTGAAGGTGAAGGGCACAGCCCCGTTCACGATGGTGAACTCGTCGTCGATGATGGTGCCGGTACCCGCCGGGATGAGCAGAGCTTCCATCCCGCATGCGCGGAGCAGAACGTCGACCGCGGGCTCGTTGGTGATCAAGCCGTCGGTCGCACCACTGTTGCGAACTTCGTGCGAGAAGGTCACGGTTGCGACCTTTCGCCCGGCCGCACCAGGGTCGACAGAGAGATGCTGCTTTGCGTTGTTTCGGTCGAGGACCGTCACGTCGGCGGTGAAGTTCGGCTCGGCGACCAACAGCGCGTTGAGCGCGGGCGTCGGAGTCGGGTCCACGCGGAACGTGGTCTCGATATCGGCGAGCACCAGAGAGCGGTTGAACAAAATCGTCACGGTGGAATCCTCCTAACGAACTACTCGGCGTCGATCGCCACGTTCGTCGATGATGTGTGTCCCGCCAGTCCCGCGCTTCGAGATACCGGGCTCTACTCGGATGCAGCCATAGACGACTTCACAATCGTCATCGCCGGTTCCGACAAGAACCTCTGCAGGAACCTCTTCCTCGTGAGCCTCGTGCTCAACTTCGACAACGTCGTCAGGCTCATCGCCCGGCGCGTCGTCCTCTAGCCAGTTCTTCGGGTCAGTCATGAAGCCACTCCCCCAGTCGACATAGACGATACCTCTTCGCAGGCTATCAGACCAGCCCGCCCATCCTACGTCAACCTACACATATCTCCGCGGGTCATCAATGGCGTGCTTGTACATGATGCTGATGAACATGGCCCCGTTCACCATCTTGTCTGCGAACGAGTCCACGTCGATGGTATTACCTGTCTCGCGCATGTTGACGGCGACCCCACTCAGCGTGGGGTCTGATCGGATACGCCGCGCCATGTTCGACAAGATCATCGACGCCATGGTCGAGGGCACCTCCTCCCGATTCAAGAGCATGTTGAACTCCATGGTGATTTGGAGAAAGCAGTGCTGGGTTTGGATCTGATCGCTCTTCTGCTCGTCCGTTTCGGTGATGCCCAGGGCGAATCGCTTCTTGGTCTCGCGCTCGGTAAGGGGCTCACGCTGCACCACGTCCCACGTGAAATCGTAGGCATTCGGAGTCTCGAAGCCAGAGTGCGTACTGGTGCCGGAGGGCTTGTCCTCTTCCTGGGTAGCCATCAGGGTGCACAGATTCTTCAGTACGATTTCGCGTGTGGAGTCAAGCATTAGAAGTTCCCGAAGTTCCGCGGGTTCACCCGCTTGCCAGTGATCGCCTTCGTTGCCACGGAGATTGCCAGTGCGTTCAGCACACGATCAACCAGCGCGGGGGCCGCCTTCTTCAACGTGATGCCAAGACCCAGGCGTTGCGGGATGCGTACCGTCTTCACCAGAAGATAGATCGGTACCACGCGCCCACCTTTCTTGATAGCCACAAGGAAACCTTGACGCCTTCGCCCAGTCTTCGAACTCTCCAGCGGCATCAGGAAGGTGTTGTCCCATTGACGAAGGCTCGGCTTCAGGGGCACACCGTGGGAGTCCATCGCGGCCGGGAGCGGGATCGTCATGTACGCCCCCTTCGCACGAATGGTCTTCCCCTCTTCGTGCGTGTTGAGGTAGAACGGCCCGCCGATGGTGCCGGTGACTACGCCACGCGCGTTGATTTTGATGTCTCGAAGTTGGGTGATGGCTTTGCCGCTTCGCACCGCCAGCTTGCCAGTGCGGGCACCACTCGGGAGCCTCACGCCGGGAGCCCAGGGAGTGCTGTGTCGCTGCGCCATCGCCTCGGCCACGATCGTGAGGTGCCGCTTGAGCACCGCGGCGATGATCGGGTTCACCTCGCGCACAGACACGGCTTCGCCGATGTCCTTGGCGAAAGCCCTCAGGCCGACCGCAGCACTGTCGAAGGTGCGGGTGCCCTCCGGTCCTTGGATGCGGAGTTGGAAGTCGAGGATGCCGTCGTCGGCCATAGCTAAATAGCCGTTTCGGTCGAGATCTCCGGCTTGACCGCCATGGGCATGTACCGTGCGTGCCCCAGGATGATGTCACCAAGCTGAGCCTCGATGTTGGCCGTGTCCTGACGCTCTTCCTCGGTGCGCCGCGTGGCGCGAGGGAAGTTGTTCATCTGGTCGAGCCGCCGACAGACCTCCAGGGTTGCCAGCTCAGAGAGCCACTGCGGGATCCCCGCGTAGACCTCGGGGCTGCCACCGTCGGTGGTGAAGCCCGCGGTGTACTCGACTCGGACGTAGAGGCCACCCATGGAGAAGTCGGAGACGTTCATCGCGCCGCGCTCATGGTCGATGCGTACGAAGTTGTCGCCGCTGCCGTTCACGTCTTGGAGATCGGTGCGCGTGCTGGAAGCAGTGGCGTCGTTCACCTTCTGGAAGGAGTTCGCAACGTAGACGTTGATGGTCTCCCCGCTATCAATGTTCCCGCGGCTCAGCTTGAAGAACTGAACGACGCGGCCCCTCCCCGACTGCAGCGATGTCTCGACGTAGAACTCATCCACCACGGTCGCCCGTGTGAAGTTGTCACGAAGTCGAGACGCCAGACTTTCCGTGGCGGTGCGGATCGCCGACTCCAAGGACTCGTTCACATCCTTGATGTCGCCGTAACCCAAGTCAGCACGGAGGTCTGCTACTGAACGGAGAACGGTCATGCCTAGACCTCGGTCTGGGTGTCACCCTTGCCGGGCTGCCCGTAGGTTCGCGGGCCGGTGATCGAGTTGTTGCTCATGTCGTTCGAGCTTTCCTCGACTGCGACCGGCTCCACTGCAACCGGCTCGGGAATCGCTACCGGCTGAACCGGCTCGGGCTCTTCGGGCCGCACGTCGAGCCAGTACTTGCTGCCGACGAAATGGTCGCGAAGCTCGCGAGTGACGTGGTGGTCGATGACCTGACGGTTCTCGTCGAGTCGCCGGTACAGGATCCCACGGTAGTGATACCGCGAGACCGACTTCAAGCGTACTGCGTACATCGGGGTGCCCATGGCTTCATGCCTCCTTCGCCCATCGGGAGTCATTCCCTGGTGGGTCGGTACCGGCAACTTTAGCGCACGCTTCGCCGAAAGTCCCTGTGGCAACTGACGCACCGCTGGGCCAGCTCCCAGGTGCACTCGGGGCATTGATACTCCCCAGGCTTTGGCAGCGCGTCGCGCGCGGCCTCCAACTCAGCCCGCTGGAGCTTCGTCGCCGCGAACTTGCAACCGCGGACCACCTGACGGACCACCGTGAGTAGCCGGGAGAACCTCCTATTGACCGCTCGGCAGTCGTCGCAACTCACTTGCAATCGTCGCCTTCCAGTTTCTTCTCGCGGCAGAGTCGGGCGATCGTCGCCTTCTCGGTTTCCTCGACCGTTTCCTGGCGCGTGTGAATGTCCCTCAGGGACTTGGCGATCTCCTCCAGTGTCTCGATCTTCTTCTCCGACTCCTGCGCGGATGCGGAGAGGTCGGCGAAGAACCACACGGCGGGGACCAGCACTGCCAGGATACCGACAAGGGTCGCGAGCTTTGTCATGGTCGGCCTCCCAACGAAGAAAGCCCGCCACCTTTCGGCAGCGGGCTCCCAATTTCGATCAACGCGACCGGGGCTACCCGATGTTGTTGTACGCCACCGCGGCATCGGTCTCTTCGACCTGAACCGCTACGCGTGCGGAGAGGACGATGATCAACGTCCGAGACGTGATCTCCTTGTCCCACTCCAGATGCATGGCGCGCTGAATTCCCCAGAGGAGGTTCAGCGGATTGGTGAAGAGCCCCTTCGAGGCGGGCATCAGCGAGACCGGACGAACCGGCACACCGAAGGCGTACACCTCGGGGAGACCCTGGAGAGCACCGTCACCGACGGCGGTCGCGCGGTTGGCGACCGTGTCGCGGTACTCGGTCTCGTTGTCGTGCGAGACGAAGTGGCGCATGGCGTTGCGCTGGCGGAGGTACTGGTCGGGCAGCGTCTTCACGCCGTCCTTGAAGATCTCCTTCGAGATCGTCGCACCCGCCGCGTCGGCGATGTTGCCACCGTCCTCGATGAGCTTGATGTAGCCGTCCTGCAGAGCCAGGAGACCACTCGCGAGACCAGTGTCGCCGTTGAGCGCCATGTCTTCCAGATCGAGTGCGGCGCGCTCGGACATGAGCGTCAGGATGGTGTCGACGAATCCGCCGCCCGCGGCGGGGTTCCCGCCTTCCTGATGCGTGCCGATGTTGCCACGCTCGATGTTGTCTTCGATCACGTCGTACGGGATCCGTACTTCCGCCATGACCTCGGAGGTGTTGAGCTGAATCTGCTCGGTCGTCGGAGAACTTCGATCCCCCGCCGCCAGCGCAGCCGTTGTCGTGCCGTCGCCAGGAACGCCGCCGGTCGTGTTGCCCGGCTTCATGATCGCCGAAGCGAACTGAATCTTGTTGATGTTCCGCTGCGGTGCGGACATCTCGACGGTGCGCGCGTCACGAAGGATTGTCGGCTCCTTGATCAGCTTGCGAATGAATTTTGCGGCTTGCTCCGGGTTGAGAAGACCCTTGTTGGTCAGGTCGCTCAGTTCGAAGTCTGCCTTGCGGATGATTTCGGCGTTTGTCGCCATGATGACACCCCCCCAGGTGTGTGTGACGAGGACTAATGTACCTCGTCGAAGGTTTCGCGTCTAGTCGGCCCGGAGTCGATCCCACCCGGTATCGAGATACTGGGGTTCTCCTGCTCCGTTGCTCTTGCGCGCCGTCGCCTCGGGATCGTCTTCCGTGACGACGTTTGCCGTCCCGTTGACGTTCTCCTCGGTCTTTTCGACTCGCTCGCTGAGCGCGGCCACCTGCGTATTGATTCCTTCGACGGCGTCCTTCAGCGTCGTGCTGATGGAGGCCAGACCGTCCGCCAGGAGCTTGCCCTGGGCTTCGATCTGCTTCTGGATCTCTGAGGTGTCGCTCTCGGTCGACTCGGGAGACTTTCCCTCATCGCCTTCGCCATCCTGGCTTTCGTCCTTCGCGGCGACTTCCGTCGCCTCGCTGGTATCTTTGTTCGTGGTCTCGTCGCCTTCCTTCCCGTCTTCCTTGCGGAGCGAGCTGGAAGAACCGCTGACCGCCGGGGACACGGCAACTTCCTCGCCTCCCTCGGTCTGGGTCGAATCGACGGACGTGATGCTCGGTGCGCCGACGCTGGTCTCGGGGCCGGTCTCGACGCGCATCGTGAAGTTCACCACGCTGCCCTTGGTCGCCGTGATCAGTTCGGCCAGATCTTCTCGCGTGGAGAAGAGCACTGCCGGGTCGAGCTTGAATGCCGTCTCGGGAAGCGCGGCGGTCATGTCGGCGACGTGAGCGCGGAACTGCTTGACCGCGGTGTCGATCGTGCTGCCTGCGACACCGACATCGTCGGCTTCGAAGAGCGCGTTGAACACAGTGTCGCGGAGAACGGTGAGAGCCATGTCGAAGCCGGGCAGGAACCCGTTCTTCTGGAGGTTCTCATCGAAGGAGGTGCTGTCGCCGAACGGCTCGAATCGCTTCAGCCGCACGACGGCGCTGAGGCTTTCGTCGAACTTCACGATGACCTGATCGGGCTGACCCAGTTCGATGTCTTCTTGCTGGAGGTAAGCGACGGCTCCGTCGACCTCCTGCTTGAATTTGGTGGAGAAACCGGCCGCTTCGATTCGAGCGGTGCCAGCTTCGGTCTCTTTGGGAACCACAACCGCAATCACTGCCGGTACGGGTTCCGCGATCTTGAACACTTTGCCGAAGTCGAACATAGGATTCCCCTCCTCACCGTCCGCCTTTACGATGCGGAACGGGATCATGTTAGCACCTCGCGGAACAAGCGACACATGGGTCGCTTCCGCATCGTGCATTTCGCGAGCTTTGATTCGTATCCTCACGTCAACCTCGACTAGAAGCTCTGGTCATTCGCCACACCGCCCGCGACCTGAGAGCCGCGCCACAACTCCTCCAAGAAGCTGAAACGGTGGA